GGGCAACCCGCATGAACATTGGGTTCGAGGCCATTTCGAGGGGTCCGGATGCCGCGTCCGACCTGGCCACATGGTTTGGCAGTGCAGTGGTCAGGGTCGGACAGGGGTCGGACGGCAGGTCGGACAGGGCGCCTCACCTATGAAAATGGGCCCGAAACCGCTGCCGCGGGGGCCCATTTCTGACGACTTGCGCGTCCGACCTGCGTCCGACCTCGCCGGAAACCCGCCGAAAACGGGCCTCAATCGCGCCTAAACCGTTGATTTTTAAAGAACTCGACCGGAAATCCAGGTCGGACAGTACATGTAACAGGGTCGGACGCGACTTTAGCCAGGATCTCGTCCATAGCTGGCGGCCAGCCGGTCGGCCAGGATGCGCAGGACCTCACGGCGATCGCTCGCCGAGGCGCCCAGGAACGGGCGGGCCTGCATGGTCACTTGGGCGCGCAAAAGGTACTGCGTGATGCCCTTCGCATCGACCAGCATGAACTGCCCTTTGACGGTCTGCGCGACATGCAGTCCGGGCATGTTCCGTGGGCTCCCGGCGGAGCGCGCCGCGGGCGTGATCGGGATGGCCAGGAAGGGCCCGTTCTTGGCCCTGATGACGCCGCCGAATTGGTGGATTGCGGCGTAGACAACATTCGTCCCCACGACCACCTTGTCTCGCGTCGCATAGAACGTGATCGAGTTCCTAAGTCGGCGCGTGAGACTCAGCGTCTGGCCGCCGTCCTGCTTCGCCCGAAAACTCGCTGGCCAGGATGCGCCGTCCGGTCCTTTCATGCTTCGAAAGCGGAGCTGCGCGCCAGTCTTCAAGGCCCGCCCGATGTCCTTCATCGTGGCCGTCATATCGCCGCCCGGCAGCGCGATTCGCAACCGCTCGAGGCCGGTGCGAACTTGCTCGTCGGCAATCTCGATCTTCAGCTCAGCGACCATCGCGGAATGCCTCCAGACGCGACGTGTACTGCGCATCGAGATTGGTCTGTCGATCCTCGCCCGGGTTGTAGGCCCAACCGGGGTCGATTCCCTTGGGCACCTGACTGACCACGCCCGTTCTCGGGTTCGTGTAGTCGTAGGTCGGTGACGGTGGCGCCTTGTCTGCGACGGAGAAGCCGTGCTCCTTCACCTGGCCAGCGCTGAGCTGCACGACGCCGCATCGGCAGTTCCACCCATTCGGCGGCATGTGCGTCATCCACCAAGCGTCGTCGACGGGCAGCACGGTGCCGTCCCATGCGCGATGCTCTTCGCGCGTACGGTCGTCGTCGACGGCCTCGTAGAGCAGGTACGGCGCATCGGCCTTCGTGTCCTGGATCTCGGACCAATGACCCGCGGAGTAAGAGGTCTGCAGGTTCGTTCGGAAGATCAGCTCGAGGCGGCTTGGAGAGCCCAGCTCGGCGAGCTTCGTCTCGCCCGTCTTCGGGTCGTCGACCTCTTGCCTGCCCCACCATCCGGCCTGCACGAGGCGCGGCTCCAGCTCGTCGGCGAACTGCTGCTTCGTGAGACCGCTCTCGATCGCGCGATCGACCGCCATGCGCACGTCGCGCAGTAGATCCAGGTCGAGCATCTTCGCGACCGTGAAGCCGACGCGATGCTCCGCCGCGAACACGTCCTGCCACGCGAAGCTCGTCACGTAGCCCTTCGCCCGGAAGAACGCGAGCGCGCGCTCCGGCTCGAGGTTGAAGGCGCCCGCGAGATCGGCCATCTACATCAACCCTGCGGGCCGCCCCACCATTCGTACTTCTTGCCATTGACCCGGGCCCAGACCCACATCGGGACCTGCACGAGGATCACGGGGACCATGAGGAGGATGTAGACGAGTCGGAACATGGGGCCGCCGATCTTCAGAAGGTGGAGGGCTGCGCCACGGCACGCGTCAGCGCCATGAAGCCGGTCTGCAGGTCCGTCGCACCCAGGCTCACCCAGCGCTGGTCGATCGTCGTGCCGTGCCAGCCAGCGCAGGGCTGCGGAGCAACACCCGCCGGCGTGGCTGCGCAGCTCCGAAGCTCGGCCACCAGGCTGCCCACCTCGGTGGCCATCGCCTTGATCTTGTTCATGAGCGCGACCTCGGAGTCGCTGAGCATGCGGTAGCCGGTGATCGCCGGCTGCACGGGCGGCGCCATCGCCGGCTCAGCCCTTGCCGGAAACCTGCAGAAGTTCCTGTCGGGCCTCGGAGCATCCGCCGCTAGGTTGTCGACGAGACGCACGCTCGTCGCAAGCGGACGATCATCGAGGGTCACCAGGTTGACCAGGCTGTCGTGCCAGACGTGGCTGACCTTCGCCGGCCTGGTGTCTTCGTACGTGCTGGACGTGAAGTCCACCAGATCGCCCACAACAGGCATTCGAACGACGCACATCTCAACTCCTCTGTGAAGCGCAATCACGCGCTCGTGGAACTTGCATTGCGACCGAGCAGCCGCGTGAGCAACCCGGCCTTCGATGCCTTCTTCGCCGGCCCGCGCCCCATGACGTGAGCCGCGAACGATCCGCGCGCCAGCCGATCGACCAGGTCGTCGCTCGGCGGGTCGTCTACGAGCCGGGTGAGCGCCTCGCGGAACGCCACCAGGTCCCCGGTCTCGCCGAGAACCGCCTGCAGGCGCTTGACCTTCGGGCCCATGAGCGCCTGCCAGTCGGATGCGGCGGCCGTCGCGGCCGCCTGCAGGTGGTCCTGCGCGTCCTTGTTGGCCGCATGCAGCGCGGATGCGTTCTCGGCGAAGACCGAGACATCGCCCGCGCTTGGCGCGCCGGCGCCGGGTGCACCCGCGACCGGGTCGGAACCCGGCTGAATCGGGAGGCCATCAGGCCCCAGCGTCGCGGCTGCCATGTCGCGTCGAACGTAGCCGGGCCCGTAGGTCTCCGTCATGCTCTCTTCGGTGCGCTCCCAGCCGACGGCGTAGAGCTTGCCGTCACGCTCGGCCGTCGTGTTCAGATCCTCGGCCTCATCGAACGCGCGAGTCACCATCGGCGTGCCGGCGCCGGGGAAGTTGTAGTCGCAGATCCAGCGCACCACCGTCGCATTCAGCGTGGCGTTGAGCATGTTCGCGTCGGCCTGCGCGATCTCGAGGCGCACTTCGTCGTGCACGTCGGCCTGGCTGCTGCCCAGGCCAGCGCCGCCCGAGGTCGTGCTCATGGTCTCGCCGAGCACGCGCTCGCTGATCTGCTCGTCCATGTAGCGGGCGAGCTTCTCGTAGTTGTCCGTCGTCGAGGCGATCTGCAGCAGCTCGATCAGCATGCCCTCGGGAACGATGATCCCGGCGTCGTTGGAGATCGAGCCGAGCGCCGCGAGCAGCTTGTCCTGTTCGGACGGCGATGCGCCGGGCTGGTACTTGCCCACGGCGGTGGGAGAGCCAAACTTGTCCGCGAACTTGAGCCAGAACGTGATGTCCTGCCGCTTAAAGAACACGGGCCAGAAAAGCGCGCTGCCCAGGCCCAGGCCGTAGGGGAAGTCGTCGCTCGCGCCGAAGCGCTGCACGATGAACTTGCGATCGGGCAGTTCGATGCCCTGGATCACGTTCTCGCGGACCTTGAGACGGGGCTGGCCGTCGATGGACATCACGAAGCGCCGCGCCGCGCGCGCCTTGATGTCCACCGGCACGATCGCGCCGGCCTTCATGCCCCAGATCACCTCGGCCACCGAGTAGCCGTTGAGAACCGCCTCGAGGAGGTTGCCGCAGATGCGGTCGAACTCGATCGACGAGAACGCGGACTTCACCAGCTCGGCCGCCTTCTTGTCGATGCGGCTGTCGCTCGCCGGCGCGACGTCCCAGTCGCGCGAGACAACGGCGAGCCTGCGCTTGTCGAGCACGGCGCCTGCGTGGCAGTCGCGCTTGATGTCCTCGTAGATGCTCAGGCCGCGCGAGCCGCCGCGCGTCATCAGCGTCGGGTCGGTGTTGAGCAGCGTCGTGCCGAAGAACAGGAGATTGACCTCGCGCGCGATCGCCGCGATCTCGTTCATCTCCGGTTGTGTCGCGGGCGCGTTGTTGTCGGCCATGTCACTCACTCAGGTAGTCGGCCAGCATGCTGCTGGCGCGCGGCCGCTCGAGGGCCTGGAACTCGATCGGCGCGACGCTGCGACGGCTGGCGTAGTGGGCGAGCAGCAGCGAAACGCCGGCGTCACCGTGCCGCTTGTTGCCTTCCTCATCGGTCGTACGGCGATCGGGAATGCGCGGCACGCCGCGCACCAGCTCGAACGCCCGCAGATCCGACAGCACGTCGGCGTCGCGCGGCAGCGAGAACGTCCCGTCCTCGAACGCGGCCTTGAAGGGCGCCGTGTTGTCGCGGTACCAACCTTCGGAGAGCATCACCTGCTCGATGCGCGTGCCTCCGTAGCGCTGCATCGCCACCTCGGCCAGGTACTGGCCATTGCCACGCGCATCGAACGCGCCGGAGAAGAAGCGCGGCAGGCGGTCCAGGATGTAGAAGACGATCTGCTCTTGCTGGCGGAACGGCACATTGCGCAGCTCGACCAGGAACGGCACGCGCCGGTGCAGGGTCTGCGTGATCTGCGCCGGCGTGAGCACGGTCAGGTCACCCGTGCGCCCGAAGTCCTCGCCGAACGCGCTCTGCAGCGTCGGATCCAGCTTGAGCAGCTCGGGCAGCACCACCGCGACAAGCCAGTCGTTGCACTCGGCCGCTCGGATGTGATCGGGCAGCGTCTCGAAGCCGGGTTGGCACTTCCAGCGCAGCACCGGCGCGTCGACCATGCGTGCTTCGATGATCGCGCGACTCAGCCAGGCGCCGCCGCCGTTCGATGGGATGCAGTCCAGCTCCTCGGCGGCGCCATCGCCGTAGAACGAGTAGACCGAGGCGAGCCAGTCTTCCTGGTCCTGCGCCGACCAGACCTTTCCCGTGCGCAGGCAGACGCGCTCATAGAGACCGTCGTCGACGGCGCCACGGAACGGGATGTGGTGGACAGTGCCGCTGCGCTTGCCCGCGCGGATGTCGGTGATCAGCTCATTGAACTGGTTCTCGACGCCGTTGTGCGTGGAGATGACGCGCACCTTGCCGCCCCAGATCAGCATGGCCATCGCGGCCTTGAGCAGTTCCTTCAGCTTCTCGTGGAAGGCAGCCTCGTCGATGACGATGATCCCCTGGCGGCCGCGCAGGTTGCTGGGCCTGCTGCTCAGCGCCACGATCCGGAACCCGCTGCTCGGGAACTTGATCGTGAAGGTCTTGATGTTGCGGTCCTGCTCTTCCTCGCCGCCCCAGATACCCTCTTCCACCGCCGCGGCGGCCTTGTTGAAGGCCTTCGCCCACATCGAGCACGCCTGGATGTACTCGATCGTCATGTCCTGGTTGTAGGCGATGTAGTAGACGTTCTGGCCGCCGGCGGGCCGGCTGCTCGCGGCGGTCAGGACGTCATCGGCGGCCTCGGCCCAGGTCAGGCCCGTTCGGCGGCTCTTCTCGGCGACTTTCAGCGGCGACTTGTCGGCCACCCAGGCCGATTGGTACGCGAGCAGCGCCGCCGGCACCTCTGCCGTCGACGTGTCGGGGAGCTTGGCCGGAAGCAAGCTCACTTCGCGATCCCGAGGATGGCCGCGCGCAGCTCGGCGGCCGCCTCTTCGGACAGACCGCCGCGCTTGGCAATCGAATCGGCGGTGTTGGCGGCCGCCGCGGCGCGCTCGGCGGTGGCCACCTGGTGCTGCTTCAGCGCGATGGACGCGCGCGCGAGCGGTGCCATCGCCTTGGCGATCGTGCCGATGTTGGGCGTGTCGTCCGGGTCGATGTCCATATCCATCAGCAGTGTGAACAGCTTCTGCTGCATCAGGCGCATCAGCGCCTCGGACATGTCGGCGCTCTCGTCGGGGGAAGCCTGCACCAGCGCCTTGGCCTGCTCGGTCGAGGCCTTCAGCTCCGCCATGCGCTGGTCGAGCTTGGAGCCGTAGCGGTGGATGCTGGACTTGCTGACCTCGACGCCCAGCCCGCGAAGCCAATCCTCGAGTTCGACGTAACCCGAGAACGAGCCACCGATCAGTTTCGCGTTGAGCTCCTGGCGAACGTTCTCCGGCAGGAGGTCGATCTTCGAGCGCTGCCCCATTGGTCAGCTCCGCAGCGGCGGGCGCGAAATGCCGGGCTGGATGACCGACGTGTACTCCACCAGGTCGATGCCCTCACGCGTGAGGTCGACGAACCAGCGGTCCATCGGGTCGCGCTTGATGGTGACCAGGTCGCGGGCCTCGAGGTAGTCCAGCTCAAGGCGGACCTCGCGTTCGGTGGCATCGGGATAGACGGCTCGAATCACCGGCACCATCGACTCGGTGTAGCAGCCGCCCGGGCGCGAGACGTTCGCGACCACGAGCAGGTGCCAGCGGATCTCTTCGCGGCGAACGCGCGCCAGGTCAAGCGCCATTGCTGTTCTCCCGAGTCAACAGCCGCTCGATGAGCAGCCGGACGTTGTCGATCTTCACTTCGATGGTGGCCTGCACTCGTGTGAAGTCCTCGCGCCTCGTGTACTCACGTGGCAACTCGGCCTTCAGTTCGAGCAGCTCGCGTTCGATGCGGCGCGAGTCGCCCGACTGCGTGGTCATCTGGCGCTCGAGTTGCACGAAGCGCTCGTCGAAGTTCTCGAACTTCGCATCCAGCGTCTTGCTGATCTGCATGGCGAGCACCTTGGCCATCGCCCAGAAGCCGCCGGCCAACGTGGCGGCGATCGTGAGCAACTGCCAGGCATCGAAGGTGAATGTCATCGCGGTCAACGCGTTCTCCCAACGTGTCTTGTTTGAAGTACTTCAGGGCGACGCCGGCGCAGAAGGCGCCGCGCCGCGCCCTTGCGCGGTCAGCAGGTCGATCAGCCCATTCAGGCGGGAGACGCACTCGCGCTGGCGGGAGGCGTTCTCGACGGCGACGCTGTGGAAGGCGTCGACGCTGGTGCCTGACGCAGCAGCACAGGCGGCATCGGACGCGTCAGCAGTTCCGCAGGCACCGGTGGGCACATCTGCACCGGCGGCGGCGGCGTCATACAGGCGCTGAGCGCCAAGAGACAGGTGAGCGTCGCCAGCGGCCTGGCAGCCGGCCGCGGGCACTTCGGAGACGACGGGCGTATGGGCATCGGAGAGCTTCCTTCGGAGGTCGAAGATCGAGAGCGACGCGGCGCGAAGCTGGTCGGTGAGACGCGACGCAGCTTCGTTGCCGACGCGCACCTTCTCGACGTAGTCCTCGTGATCCGACCTGGCGGCGTCGAGCTGGGCCTGCAGCTCGTGGGCGTGGCGCGCCTCATTGAGCTTGTGCTCGATCACCAGGCCGGTGGCCAGGCCCAGGAGGAAGAGGCCGCCCGCGATCCATGCGCGGCCCTCGGCGAAGACGGCACCGAACATCAGCGAACCGGCGTCGTGGTGACGAGCCGAAGGATCGTGTTGGCCACCGGCAGCAGGAACGCGACGAGCGCGTAGACGTTCACCGGCAGCAGCGGCTGCAGCAGGTTGACCTGGCTCTCGGCCGCCACCAGCGCCATCACGACGGCGTTGAAGATGATCGTGCGACTGGCCCACCAGCGCTTGGCGGTGCTTTCGACGACGGCCGTGATCTCGGCCTCGATGGCGGAGGCCCCGGCAAGGCCCACAGACGGGGCGCTGGCGGCATTTTCTGGGTTGGGTGCGGCATCCATAGCGGCGTGGGCCTTTCAGTGGCGGCAGGCGCGCTTGGCGCATGCCCGGTTGCGGCGCTTCTTCGCGGCCCGGCGGGCGTGGAGGATTCCCGAGATACGGGTGTGGTTCGATGCGGTCGGCACCTTGGCGGCATGCGCGCACGCCTTGTTGAAGCGCGCGAGAGCGACGACAGCTCTGCCGATGGCCGCGGCGAGGCGCTCGAGCTTCATGCGGCCGCCTTCGAAGCGTCGACCAGCCCGGAGATGTACTGCGTCGGCTGGCCGGGACGGAAGATCGCCGTGAGGATCTGGCGCCGCGGGCGCGGAAGCGGGCCGGCGGCCAGGCCGAGATGCACCCAGGTGCCCTCGCAGATCAGCTGATCGAACTCGATCTTCGAGGCGGCGATCGCCAGCGCGACATCGCGCGGGGTGCCGAAGGCGGGGCACGTGAAGTCCGCCGCGAGGCCGAGCATGTGGGCAGAGTCCCACGCGCCTCGCACCAGGTGGTTGAGAATCGGCCTGCGAAAGCCCGAGCTGATGAGGATCGGGTGGCACCCGAGGACGGAGCGAACTTGCTCGAGCGCGGCAGCGACCTCGCGCAGGTTGTTGATCTCCGAATCGTCGGGGGTGTTGTCGATGCCCGCACGCGCGGAGATCTGCGAGTCGGTGAACTCGGCCAGGCTGAAGTTCGAGGAGAGCTTCATCGCGTCATCCCTCCCGGGACGGACAGCGATCGCAGACGGATCAGGGCGGGCGTGTGCAGCATGTCGGCAACTGTGCCGACCACGCACGCGCGGGTCGATTAACGCGCGTTGTTGCCGGTCTCGTCGCCGAAGAGCTGGCCCTGGTTGATCCGGACGTGCTCGGCGCGAGCGTATCGCAACCACCGGTAGGCCGTCATCGTGCTGATGCCTTCGCGCTGCGCCAGCGCGGCGAGGTTCGTGCCGTTGAAGGCGTCGTAGAGCGCGATCGCGCGCTGCCGCGTCTCATGCGACAAGCCCTGAGGGAAGTAGACGTTCTGCCCGCCCCAGTGAGACCGAAGGTGTTCCGCGGCGTGCAGCGCGATGCGCTCGGCCTGGTCGTCGGCCAGGCCCTCGCCCTTGAGCATGCGCACGAGCTGCGCGCGCAGGTCGGAGAGCAGCTCGGGGTAATGGGACTCCGACGAGCCCGCCAGGCTATTGGCCATTCGGGGCCTCCTTCTTCAACTTGCGCCGCTTCTGGTCGTACATCAGGGCGGAAACGATCTTGTGCAGCTGCTCGGGCGTCGTGAACGTCAGCAGGTCGACGCCGAACATGCGCTTGGCCATCGCGTCCGCGTAGGTCCAAGGCCTCTCGGCATCCGCGAGCAGCGCCTCGACCTTGGAGACCAGCTTCGCGCGATCGGCCTGCGTGGCGTTGCGCGGCTTGCCCGGGTGGCCAGCGGCCTTGCCCGCCTTCGTCTTGCCCGACCAACCGCACGCCTTGAAGTGGTCGAGGACCTTGCGGCGGCCAGCGTGGTCCAGATCGGCCGAGCTCTTCACGCGTCCGACGGTCCACAGCAGGTTGCGGTAGGTGTCCTCGGCCATGTTCAGTTCGGCCTTGGCGATGTGGATCGTGGCCAGGTCACGGCGGCGCTGGTCGACGGGGGCGATAGCGGGCTTCAAAACGGCGGCTCCTCATTGAGGATTTCGGCAACAAAGGCGATGCGATGGCTCTCGAAGACCGTGCCACCGAGAGTCACATGGGCGGGGATCGTGACGTTCCGAGCGAGCAGCAGCACTTCGAACACGGCGAAATGGCCATCGGGATGCGCTTCTGCGAGGCGCTTTGCCTCCTTCTCGACGAGATCTCGATCCCAGTGCAGGATCGTCGGTCGGCGATGGGCCGGAATCTCCGTGCCGCGAGGCGACTCGTGCCAGGATTCGATCTCCGAGACTTCGATGATGCAGAAGGCGCTGGCCATCAGTTCGGCTTCCGCAATTTGAGAGCGATAGAGCGCTCAAGGGATTCATGGGATCTGAGCAACCAGCGCAGGCCAAGAATCACGTCGCCCGGTTCTTTGGAGTGCATCCACTCGCTCGGGCTGGCGGGAGAGCGGACGATTTCGACGGTGGGACTCCAGATCGCATCGCGAATAATGGGTACCAAAGTGACCGCGACGGCAAGCGCGGCGCAGTCCGACTTCTTGGCGAAATCGTCCACATTGAAGCGAGCGACTTTGGCACCGGAGTCACGGTCAACAACAGCAATACAACTGGCGCTTTGGCCTTCGAACGCGAGGTCCCAACGCGATCCAATTTCCAGCTTCAAACGTTTCATCAGAACAACCCCGGTTCGGTCTCGCGGTACATCGCGAAGTGGTTGGGACAGTAGTGGCGGTCCTTTCCCACCTGGTGGGCGTGCTCGTCGCACAGCGGCGCGTCGCAGGTGCCACCGGCCTCGAGCGGCCAGTCGCAGAGGTAGGCGCTGATCGCCATGCAACGGCGTAGCGGCCGGCCGTGGCCGGATAGCAGCCGCGGCGGCGTCTGCGCACAGCACGGCGCCGGCGGCGACTTCTTGGACCGGCCGCTGAGCTTGAGGTGGACGACGTTGTCGCCGACTCGGTAGACCGGCATGGTCAGCCCCTCAGGCGGTGCGTCACGACGCCGGTTATTCCGGGCGGAAGCTTGCTGTCTCCGATCGGCGCACTGATGAAGCTGGATTGGCCGCCTCCGGCCAATTGCAGGTAGTCCACCTCGACGCGCGCGGTATCGGTCAGCGTCTTGCCCAGTGCGTTGATCACGCGGGCCTGGTCGACGTCGATGGTGCCGTCCCTGACGCCTTGGAGCGTCGAGAACAGAGCGTCTCTGAGGTCATCAATGTTCTTCATGATCTTCCTTCGAACGTTTGTTGATCGCTCGTGTCAAGCGGGCACGAAGTCGGCACACGTCGACGAGCGGCTGCGGGAGGTTGTGGACCGAATTGCGCCGGCAGTTCTCAGCCAACGTGATGCACTCGAGCACTTCCAGGCTGATGCGCTCGGGATCGGTGGTCTTCGTGCCCGGCTTGAATGCAATGACGTAGCCCTTCGGCACCGGGCCATGAGCCCCAATCCAGATCTCGCGGTGCACGGGAATCCAACGGTTCTTGTAGGGTCCGGGCGCATCCGCGAACTTGCGCTCGACGAAGGCGTCTCCGTTGATGCGGTAGCTGCCAACAGGCATCCAGTTCGCCGAGACGTTGCCTTTCTTGAACTGCGTGCGCGCCATGTCGCCAGGTGCAAAGCCCGGCCGACGCAGGCCCTTGTTTGCAGGCACGTGGCCTGGTTGGATGCGATGCGCGCGACTGCCGTGATTCGGGTTGCGCTCGATGCAATCGCGCGCGAGGGCCGCGACATACTCCTTCGACTTGAAGAGACCAAGCTTGTTCGCCTTGGCGTTCACGCGCGCCGTACTCCGCCCGAGCAGCTCGGCCAGGTCGGTCGTCAGCGTCGTCGCGTAGTGCATACGCAGAACCTGGACTTCGAAGTCCGACCATACGCGACGCTGCTGGATTCCACGGCCCTTGGTCATGACGCGCTCAGGGGTAGAAAAAACCCACGCCGGAATCGGGATCCGCGGATTCGAGCGAAACCTCGCTGGCGTTCCGCAACTCGTGCGGGGTCTCCACGAGATCGCCGCCGAAGGTGCTCGTCACGAACTGCTTCATATCTGATGCAGTGGCGCGACTGCCGCCCTCGCCACCGTCGATCGCCATGTGCCATTTCGCGAGCACGCCCGCACTGCTGATGCAGTGGTGCTTGGCCTTGTCAGCATCACCCGCAATGTGGGCTGCGAGCGCCTTGCCGGCGAGGTAGGCCAGAAGCCAGAACCAATCGGCAGGCATCTTCGCGTGATCGTGTGCTTCGCCCCAGCGTTCCACCTGGTGCGCCACCTCGAGCTGGGTGCCCCGAAGGAAAGAAAAGACGTGGGGCGAGTTGATGAGTCGGCGCAGGCGATCGCGCTCAGCGCGCGCCGCCACCAACCTATCCAATTCAGTCTGCGAGATCTCCGGCATGGCGGCTCCTCAGACCGTGGCCAGGTCGAGCGCGATCGGCTCCCAGCGGTCGGTATCGCCGACGCGCTGGTAGATCCGCACGTAGCTGCGGCTGCCCACCACCTGCAGGCTGTCGCTGATGGCGTCCATCGCGCGCCGCCAGGTCGGGTGCTCGATCTTCAGGCGGCGCAGGCCGAGGATCCGGTTCGTCGAGACGCTGCCCTGCTTGTCGACCTGGAAGGCGTCGTTGACTAGGACCTTGATCTCGTCGCTGCTGTCCTTGGCCCAGCCCGTGATGCACTCGTCGATCAGGGCCTTGGCCGCCTGCAGACGCTCGTCGAAGGAGATCGAC